CCTTGGGTGAGGCAGAGCCGTACCTGATGAACGATGAGCGGCTTGGTACATGGGCCGCCATGTATCAGCGGGCAATTGATGCAATTTCTACGTCGGACGAGGGTGAAGAGTACTCCGGCGTTCCTCTCGCAATGACTGTTTCTAGGAGCTAAACATGGCCGAAATGAGTAACTATCTGGAGAATGCGCTGATAAACGCGACTCTGCGTAACACCGCATATACCAGCCCCACAACCGTCTACCTGGCCCTATACACCACAGACCCCACGGACGCAGACACTGGAACCGAGGTCTCTGGCAACGGATACGCTCGCCAGTCAATCACCTTCGGCGCTCCTAGCAACGGGGTGAGTACCAACACGGCGGCCATCGAGTTCCCGCAGGCCACTGGCTCCTGGGGGACGGTTGCGTACATCGGTATCCGTGACGCCTCGACAACCGGTAACCTGCTGTATCACACTGCCCTGGACGCCTCCAAGACCATCGCCACGGGTGATGTGTTTCGGGTTGCGATTGGCTCACTGAGCGTGACGCTGGCCTAATGGCTGATCTGCTGCCACCGTGGAGCATTGACTCCCTTGATAACCTCAAGGCGAGTCTGGATGACCTCACGCTCACGCTGGACAGCCCGCTCTATGAGACCTCGGTCACCCGTTGGGACGCCTATGGCTCGGTCAGCTCATCTGCGAGTGTTGCGTGTGACGCTACACGGGTGCAGTCTGACTCCGCATCTGTTACCTGCTCGGCAAGCGTATCTTGCGATGCCCAGCGGGTGCAACTTGCAGACGCATCGATAAGTGCTGCTGCCTCAGTAACCGCAGATGCAACGAGAGTCCAATATGGTGACGCGCAAATCACAGCAACAGCATCCGTCACCTGCGACATCCAGCGAATCCTTGACGGACAAGCAAGCGTCTCTTGCGATGCTACGGTCTCCTGCGACGCAACAAGAGTCCAATCCGGCTCGGCATCAGTCACGGCAGACGCCAGCGTTACTGCTGATGGGGTACGGATTCAGCAAGGCGCGGCCCAGGTAACAGCAGACGCCACAGTAACGGCATCGTCCACTGTAGTAAAGGAAGCATCTGCCCAGGTAGACGCCCAGGCCACAATCACCTGCGATGCAGACCTGATTGCTGGTGGATCTGCCTCGGTCTCTGCGGTGGCCGAGGTCTCGATCTACGCAAACGCCACATTCTCTGGTGTTGCGTATATCAATTGCGATACAACAGCGGTGTGCGATGGCAGGATCATCGGAGACGAGTGGGGGCCTGTAAGCCCAACGGCGCAGTCTTGGACGCTAATCACGCCAACGAGCACTGTGTGGACGGATGTCGCTGAAGAATCAACAACCTGGACAGATGTTCCTGAAGGGATAACTGTCTGGACACAAGTTAGCCCGACGAGCACGACATGGAACAACGCATAACTTTCGGAGAGTGGCTTCCTGACCAGCCCGGCATGACTGGGGCACTGCAAAACGCCAAGAATGTCGTGGCGCAGAGCACTGGCTACGGGCCGCTGCCAGATATCACGGACTACTCGCTTGCTGCGTCTGAGAACCTCAACGCTGTGGCCGCTGGAAAGATCTCACTGAGCACGACACTATTTGCCGGTGGGCCTACCAAGCTATTCAAATTTGACAGCAATGACCGCTCACTTGATGATGTTAGCAAGACTGGTGGATACACCGGGTCTGTACCTTGGAAGTTCACGCAGTTTGGCAAGGTGCTGATTGCTGCTAACGGAACCGAGAAGCTGCAAGCGTGGACTCTTGGTGTGTCAGCAGCATTTGCAGACCTTGATGCGTCTGCCCCAAATGCCAGATTCGTTACCGTAGTGCGAGACTTCGTTGTGGCCGCCAGAGGCCCATCGAACACCAACCGCGTCTATTGGTCTGACATCAACGATGAGACCGACTGGACGTCTGGCCCTGCAAGCCAGTCCGACTATCAGGACATTCCCGATGGTGGAGACATACAGGGTATTACTGGTGGAGAGTACGGGCTTATTCTGTGCGAGAGATCAATCTCCAGAATGTCGTACATCGGCGCTCCTCTGTTCTTCCAGTTCGACACAATCTCATCAACTTTAGGTTGCTACGAGCCTGGCAGCGTCGCACAATACGGCCCGCTGACGTTCTTCCTGAGCGACGACGGGTTCTATATGTGCAACGGACAAACCGTCACGCCGATAGGCAACGAGAAGGTAGACCGCTGGTTCTGGAACGACGTCAGCCCCTCAAACATCACGCAGATGTCTGCTGCCATTGATCCACTCAAGAAGGTGGTGATCTGGTGCTACCCAAACACCAGTGTTGGAACTAGCCTGCTGATGTACAACTGGCAGATTGGCCGCTGGACGTATGGAATCACAACGGCAGACTATGTCGCATCGCTTTCAACGGCAGGCGTGACGCTCGAGGGCTTGGATACCTACTCAGCCTCAATTGACGCCTTGGATGTCTCTTTGGATAGCAGGCAGTGGGCCGGTGGCCGGTTGCTGTTTGGTGGTGTTAGAGACGCCAAGATTGTCACGTTTACTGGAGAGTCTTCTGCTGCCATCATCGACACTGGTGATATTGGTAACGGACTCCAGTCTGTAGTCCGATTGGCCCGCCCAGTTATTGATGGCGGGTCGTCAACTGTTGCGATTGCATCCAGAGACCTGCTGAGCGACATCATCTCATTTGGTACGGCATCTAGCCCAGACGAGGACAATCGCGTATCCCTGAGAAGTTCTGGCAGATACCACCGTCTAAGGTTTGTCCCGTCGGGTCAGTGGACTACTATGGCCGGAACTGACATAGATATCGTTCCTCGCGGGAGACGCTGATGTTTCGCGGTCTTCCACCGTATGGCTCAGACCCCCGTGTCGTAGCGGAGGTCGTAAATAACCTATTGAGGGGCAAGTCAAACAATGTGGGAGAGGTGACTCTTGCCACTGGGGACGCAAGCACAACGACCCTATACGACCCAAATATCAGCCCCGAGTCGATCATTCTGATTTTGCCAGCCTCGAGCGCGGCGTTCACAGACTCGACTCCCTATGGAGCATTTCAGGACACAACAGACCAGGCCGCGGCATCCACAACAACGGCATATGCGGTCACATTCAATACGACAGACTTCTCCAACGGGGTCTCGGTTGCAAGCAACTCCAGGATTACCGTGGAGAGCTACGGGATATATAACGTCCAGTTCAGCATCCAGTATGCAAGCACAGACACCCAAATCCAGGACGTAGACATCTGGTTTGCCAAGAACGGCACAAACATCGCAGGCTCTAATAGTCGGTACTCAATCCCAAACTCCCACGGTGGGACTGACGGCCACCTGATTGCTGCGCTGAACTTTTGGATTGAGTTAAATGCCAACGATTATGTGGAGATCTACTGGAGAACCACATCGACAAACGTGCGGATTGAGCAGATACCTGCCCAGACCACCCCGACAAGACCGTCAACCCCGTCGGCCATTGTGACGGTAAATTTCGTGTCTTCTAACGGGACAAACGCAGCCGGGGACTACGGGGTGTATGCCAGCTCACAGGATTACGGGAGCGCTGTCCTGACGCACTTTGCGAACAGCACGTCCAACAAGACATATAAATATGTAGTAATCGGATGAAGCCCTCTTTCATTCAGCCTGAAAGTCTGAGAGAATGGTGGGGATTCGTCCGTCCGGGTTTACTTGAAATCCTCAAGAAAAGCCCAGAGCAGTGGATTCCAGAGGATGTGTATGCAGACTGCTGGAACCAAAAATCGATGCTCTGGATCGCCCAGGTGGATGCAAGGCCAGTCGGGTTTGCGGTGCTGCAACCCAAGGGAACCACGCTCCATGTGTGGTGCGTCCACTTCATCGAGCATGGACATATCCCCGCTGGCTTGCAGCATCTCAAGCAGATCGCCAAGCAGGGCGGGGCAAGTGTCGTGACATTTGACTCCTGGCGTCCTGGTTGGGACAGGCAGGCCCGAAAGTTAGGTTTTAAGCCCAGGAAGTGGGCTATGGAGGTTATATGAGCGGCGGCGGATCAAACACTGTAACGAGGACTGAACTTGACCCGATGGTCAAGCCATACGTCGAGTATGGTCTGCAAGAGGCGCAGAAGCTGTATCAACAGCGACCAGAGTACTACCCTGGTCAGACATTTGCCGGGCCATCTCAGCAGACTCAGCAGGCTCTGCAAGCGACTCAAATGCGCGCCATGATGGGGTCGCCTCTTACAGGGGCCGCACAGAGTCAGGCATACAACACCATCTCTGGTGGATACCTAAGTGGGAACCCTTTCTTTGAGGGGGCATTCCAACCTGCGGCAAAGGCAGCTCAGACCTCTTTCTTTGATGCAATGCAGCAAGTTGGGTCTAAGGCGTCCAGCTCTGGCCGCTACGGATCTGGAGCGATGGGTCAACTGCAAGACCGTGCGTCTGGGCAATTTGCAACCACACTGGCCGACACCGCAGGAAAATTGGCATACGAGAACTATGCCCAAGAACGTGCCCGCCAACAGGCGATGATTGGGGCCGCCCCGTCTTTAGCCGAGGCTGATTATGCAGACATTGACAGACTTGCTCGAGCTGGTCAGGCCGCAGAGCAGTATGGTCAGCAGGCAATTGACGCGGATATCGCCAGGTACAACTTTGAGCAAAATCGCAACGCTGCGCAACTACAACAATACCTGTCTGCTGCCTACGGGTCACCGATGGGTGGTGTTCAGATTGCCCCAACCTACCGCAACCCGTTGGCTGGCGGTTTTGGTGGAGCAGCACTAGCGCAGGGGCTTGGATATAACCCAGCCGTTGGCGCAATAGTTGGAGGGCTGATGGGATGAGCGGAGCAGAACCAATTATTGCGGCCGCAGCTGCCGAGAGCACTGCCGCCCTGACTGCTGCCGAAATTGCAGCAGCAGAAATTGCCGCCGCTGAAGCCGCCGCCACCGCCGCAGCAGCCGCAGAAGCCGCCGCAGCAGCAGAGGCCGCAGCAGCAGCTGAAGGTGCTATGACTGCAGCAACCGCAGCAGAAGCAGCATCTAGTGGTGTTACAGCAATGGAAGGTGCGGCTACGGCATCCGAGGCTACTGCAGCACTAAATCCATACGTTACCACATCTGTTGACAAGGCAACTCTAGTGGCAGGTGATCCTACAAAAGCTGCCATGTACTCAAATGCTGGCTACGGCCCAGGCATGAGCGGTATGCAGACGTCTGTATTTGACACAACGCTGGCTGCTACAGGCTCTCCAAAATTGGCGGCAATGCTATCTGGCAGTGGAGTGCCAAGCAAGATGCTGGCAAATGCGGGAACAAACATGGCGATGAATGCCATGAAGCCCCGCCAACAGACAAATGTGCAGTCGCAACTAAGACAAGGCCGACCACAGTTGGCTATGGGTCAGGTAGCTGGGCTGCTAGATCAAGCGCGCCGCAAGCGCAGACCTATCTCTCTACTGTGAGGGCAAGATGGACGGATTTAACAACCTATTTGCACAAGCCCCTTCCTACCTTCCTGGACTGCTGAGCGAGGATGAGATTGCTCGCCTACAGCAAGAGTCGCGTCAGGCTGGCCTGGTTAATCTTGGGCTGTCTCTGTTGTCTAGCGCAGGCCCATCGCCTCAGCGTCAGGGTCTAGGGCAGATGCTTGCCCAAGGCGTCATGGCTGGTCAGCAAGCGTCCCGCAATGCCTACGAGCAGGCAGTCAAAGACAAGATGCTGCAACAGCAACTAGCAGAGCAGCAACGCGCCAGACAGGAAGAGTTAGCCGCTCGCCAGGTTCTCCCAACACTGATTCGTCCTGCTCAGCAAAAGATGTACGGAGAAATTGGCGAGGTAACTACTGTCGGCCAGCCAGAGCTAGATGTCGGAGCGCTTACTAAATTACTAACTACATCTCCAGGTGTGGCGGCTAAGATACTTCCATCTGTGGAAGCGTTCCGTAAGCTGTCTCAACCAGAGGAGCGTGAGATTGGTGGTGTGTTATATCAA